AAACCTTAGAAGATCGTTCTTTGATAATCTCCCATCATTTACAACTCTTAGACATAAAGTTATCAGAGCAACAGAAAAGAAAGGATTCTTAAAAGGTCTTGATGGTAGGAAGCTGACAGTTCGTAGCGAACACAGCGCACTTAATACATTGTTGCAGGGTGCAGGAGCCATCATGATGAAGCAAGCTCTTGTTATCTTAAACAAGAAGATAGCCCACCTAGACGCTCACTTTGTCGCCAACGTCCATGACGAATGGCAGATAGAAGTAAGACAAGATCAAGCAGAAGAAGTTGGTAGGCTTGGCGTAGAAGCAATCGTGGAAGCTGGCAAAGTTCTAAAGCTTAACTGTCCTCTTGACGGGGAGTACAAAGTAGGAGATAGTTGGAGTGAAACACACTGATGAGCGCCCTAACCGAAGAGAGAAATATATTAATGATCGCCCTAACCGAAAAGAGAAACGCATATTTATACAGAAATATAAACTAGATAAAGGTTGCAGTGTTTGCGGTTATAATAAAGCATCATATGCTCTTGACTTAGATCATATAGATAGGACAAAGAAGAACTTCAGCATGTCTGATGGATTCAAATATAGCTGGGAAAAAATAATGAAAGAATTAGAAAACTGCATTGTTCTTTGTGCAAACTGTCATAGAGAGAAAACCGATAGGCACGAGGATTATTATAAATTAACAGAAGGTGGAGAAGAGGAAGTAGGGCCAACACAAATAGAATTATTTGAGGACTTTAAAGATGAAACCAATTAAAATTTCTAAGTCTTTTATAGACAAAGCTAAATCTAAAGCTAATCAAATGGGTCAGCTAAAAAACTCTATAACAAAAGGAGAAGGAAATGTTCACGGCTTTTTAGGGGAGCTTATTACTGCTCAAGAACTAAAGGCTGAAGAAAGCAATACTTACGACTATGATATTAAATTAAATAATTTAACAATTGACGTTAAAACTAAAAGAGTAAACACTCCTCCTAAAAGTTTTTATGAATGCTCAATAGCAGCATTAAACACAAAACAAAAATGTGACTTTTATGTTTTCACAAGAATCTTAAAAAACATGGAATCAGGTTGGATACTAGGATATCTTTCAAAGGAAGATTATTTTAAAAAAGCAACCTTCCTTAAAAAAGGAATGGTAGATCCTTCTAATGGGTGGACGGTTAGTACTGACTGTTACAACCTGCCAATATCAGACTTAAAAAGCATAGAGGAATTAAAACATGAAACCAATTAAAATAACAGATACTAAACCTAATCACGATCCAAACAGAGTAGGAGACTTAGCAGAACACTATGCTATTACATGGCTATGGGACAACGGCTATCACGTATTCAAGAACTGTGGTTGCACAGGCCCTATAGATATAGTAGCATTAGATCCAGAAGGAAAGGTTACCCTTATAGATGTTAAGTCTTACAAAGACGGTAGGCTTTCAGCTAAGACCCCACTGCAAAAGCAGTTAGGCGTTCAATACCTTCACTACAATTCAATTACACGCAAGTGTAGATTCGTGAGGCATCGCAAATGAAAACATTAGAAACATTAATACCCGACATCTATGAAGTACTTGATGGTCTTAACAGCGACAAAGGTATAGACATATCAGAAGAGCTGATGGAAGACTTTCTATATAATATGAAAGACGCTCTTGAAGGTTGGTCAACGCCTCACCTGCAGTCAAAGACTATACGTATGTCTAATGTAGGAAGACCTTTACGCCGCGTATGGTATGACATGAAGGACACAGACTCTGGCTCTTCAGAAAAAGACATGCACCCTTCTAACTTTATTAAGTTTCTGTACGGTCATCTACTTGAGCAGATAGCTATACTTCTTATTAAGCTGTCAGGACATAAAGTAACTGCCATGCAAAAGGAAGTAGAAGTTGACGGCATCAAAGGACACATGGACTGTAAGATTGATGGTGAGGTTGTTGATATTAAGACTGCATCAAACTTCTCCTTTAAGAAGTTCTCCGAAGGAACTTTAGTAGACGATGATCCTTTTGGTTATATGGCGCAGCTTGCAGGCTACGAAGAAGCAGAAGGTACAGAGGATGGTGGCTTCTTTGCCATCAACAAAGAGTCAGGAGAGATATGTTTATTTAGACCGGGAAACTTATCTAAACCTAATATAAGAACTAAGATAAACAATATCAAAGAGTCCTTAGAAGTAGATGAGCCTCCTGCCATATGCTATCCTCCTGTACCAGAGGGAAAGAAAGGCAACCTTAGACTAGCGACAGGCTGCGTATACTGCCCTCACAAAGCTAAGTGTTGGAAAGATTCTAACAACGGTAACGGACTTAGAGCTTTTAAATATTCAAACGGAGTCAAATACTTTACTCGCGTTATAGCTACGCCAAAGGTTATGGAGATACCTTTATGAACAGAAGACTATCTAAAAGAATAAACAATAAAGCTTCAGAGATTGCTGTTGAATGGCTCAAGAGCATGATACCTGAGTCAGAAGCAGACACAGTAACCTCAAAGAATATACCACGCGACAACCCCTGCGCTTACAGAAACGGAGTAGCTTACTCAGTCCCTTACTCTTTTAAAGGTGCAAAGAGAATCATTAAGATCTTAGTACGCAGAGGTAAAGATTTAAATGATATCACGATGCAGGATATAGAACAGCGTGTAAGGAGTACACAACGATCTTAGAATCTATTCCTGATATAGATAGTGAACCAGAGCTTACTATAATAGAGCTTGCTAGATTCTTTATCACAAATAATGGTAGCATGGAACAAGTGCCTACTGAATTAATCCAACAACTTCTAATTTTATTAGAGCTAGAAGTTATAAAAAGAGAAGGTGTTATACACTAATGAAAAGAAAGCCTAGACAAAGAAGACCTATAGAAAAAGGTAAGCCCAAAGGATACGACTCTAAATGGGAAAAGACTTTACACGATACAGTACTACAAGATTGGATACACCACGATGGTAAGGTTCCTTATGTTATAGAACACAACTATCATCCTGACTTTACTAAAAGGATAGGGCGCAAGAAGATTATCATTGAAGCCAAAGGTAGATTCTGGGACTACGCTGAGTTTACTAAATACATATGGATTCAAAAAGCTTTACCTAGCAGCACAGAACTGGTATTCTTATTTGCAAATTCATCAGCGCCTATGCCTCAAGCAAAGAGACGCAAAGACGGTACTAAGAGAAGCCACGGAGAATGGGCATCTGATAACGGCTTTAGATGGTTTACTGTTGATACATTACCAGAAGAATGGAGGAGTGAAAGTGAAACAAAAGACTAAGAGATGGCTCGCTCTAGATGATGCAACGCCTGCAGATTGGGACAGCATACAGCAGAGTACTAGCCCACAGTGGGATGTCGTAGCTAAACCAGAACATTACAACAGCGGTGACATTGAGTGCATAGACGGTATAGAAGCTATGTTAACTAAAGAAGAGTTCATCGGATATTTACGGGGTAACAGTCTTAAGTATCGTTGGAGATATCCTTATAAGAATGGAACGGAGGATCTAAAGAAGGCAGCTTGGTACGAGGAGAGACTGCTTAAAACTTTAGAAGCTGATGAAGATGGATAACAATTACGTAGATAGAAAGACTGAAAGAAGAACCAGATACAATAGAAAAGTAAAAGGTAAAGTAACAAAAGATAACAAGAACTTTAAAAACATTCGCTTAGAAGAACTAAGGAAACAGGACGCAAACGAGGAGTTATTAGATAATGGATCAGTACCAACAATACATACACAAGAGTAGATACGCACGTTACATAGATGATGAAAAGCGCAGAGAAGAATGGGGAGAAACAATCAACCGCTATCTATTCTTTTTTTGTTGAACGCGGTCAGATCAACGACGAAGAAGCAGTAGAACTTTTCAACGGTATAGCAGATCAAAAGGTAATGCCTTCTATGCGCTGCATGATGACAGCAGGAGCAGCCTTACACCGTGACAACGTAGCAGGATTCAACTGCTCTTACCTTCCTATCGACAGCCCTCGCTCCTTTGATGAGCTTATGTACATCCTTCTGTGCGGTACAGGCGTAGGCTTTAGTGTTGAACGTGACTACGTTAGTAAGCTTCCTGAAGTAGCTGACAGCTTTCACGATACTGATTCTACTGTTGTTGTATCAGATAGTAAGGTTGGATGGGCAAGTGCTTTCAGAGAACTAATAAGTCTTCTTTACGCAGGTAAGATTCCTAAGTGTGACCTCACTAGAATACGTCCGGCTGGTGCTAGGTTAAAGACCTTTGGCGGTAGAGCAAGTGGCCCACAACCTTTAGCAGAACTATTTAATTTTGCTGTTGAAATGTTTAAAGCTTCTGCAGGACGTAAGCTTACTTCATTAGAATGTCATGACTTAGTATGTAAGATTGCAGACATTGTTGTTGTAGGCGGCGTGCGTAGATCAGCCCTTATTAGTTTAAGTAACGTTACTGATAATCGCATGGCTAACGCTAAGAACGGTGAGTGGTACTTGGGCAACGGTCAAAGAGCCTTAGCTAATAATAGTGCTGTCTACTCTGAGAAGCCTGACTTTGATACATACTCTTCTGAGATGAAGAGACTATACGATTCTAAGTCTGGAGAGCGTGGAATCTTTAGCCGTATTGCAGCTCAAAAGGTTGCAGCACGTAACGAGAGACGCGATGCTACACATAAGTTTGGTACTAATCCTTGTTCAGAGATCATTCTACGACCTTATCAGTTCTGTAATCTCTCTGAGGTTGTAGTAAGAGATGATGATACTGCTGAAACTTTAAAAGAAAAGGTAAGACTCGCTACAATACTAGGTACTCTTCAATCAACAATGACTGACTTTAGATACCTGCGTAATATCTGGAAAAGGAACACAGAAGAAGAGGCTTTGTTAGGGGTTTCTATGACGGGTATCATGGACTGCAAGCTCACCAATGGATCTACGGGTGAAGCAGCTCTAGGAACGCTCTTAGAAGCCCTCAGAGCCGTTGCAGTGGACACAAACAAAGAGTGGGCATCTAGGTTAGGGGTCAACCAATCAGCCGCCATAACGTGCGTGAAGCCGTCTGGTACAGTGTCTCAATTGACAGATAGTGCTAGTGGAATACACCCAAGGTTCAGCGAATATTATATTAGAACTGTAAGAGCCGATAAGAAAGACCCTCTTGCTACGGCTATGATAGAGGCAGGGTTTCCTCATGAAGAAGATGTAATGAATGTTTCTAACTGGGTGTTTAGCTTCCCGCAGAAAGCACCTAATAAAGCTGTTACAGTTGAAAGCATGGGCGCTATGGAACAGTTAAAGCTGTGGAAAGTTTATCAAGATAGTTGGTGTGAGCATAAGCCTTCAATGACTTGCTACTATAACGATGATAACTTCTACTCTGTGTGTCAGTGGATATGGGAAAACTTTGACAGCGTTAGCGGTATCAGCTTTCTACCTGAAGCGGAGCATGTGTATAAGCAAGCACCGTATCAGAAAATAGACAAAGCAAATTATATGAAACAAATTAAGGAACTTCCTAAAGATTTTGAGTGGGATATAGAAGAGCTAGATGATAACACTGAAGGTGCACAGACCTTAGCATGTGTTGCAGGAGTGTGCGAGATATGAAGAAGGAAGGTAATCTAATCTCCTTTAAAGTCCTTATAGATGAGCGAGGGTTAATAAATACAGAGCTTAGTTTCTTTCCTGAAGATCAGATAAAGAAGGTTTTTGCAGACCCTTATACGCAGAACTATATTAGAACTATACTACGCGAGGGTCATTTAAAACTTGACCCTTTACACCTTTACTTAGAAAAACAACTACAGGCATTATAAAATGGAAGAATTATTTTTTACAGCAGAACCAGAAACAAAACTATCTACTGTCATGCGTATTAACTCTGAGATTATAACAGCATTAGCTGCAATGGAGTTAGCCGAAGAGAATATAAATGTGGTTACAGAGATTCTAAAGAAGCACTCAGACTTTGTAATAGATACTTCTCTTAAAGTTTTAAAAGCAGAGAGACTAGATATAAAGATAGTAAAGTAATTTACTTCTTTGACTTAGCCCCCGAACACTTCCAACGCTTACGTGATAAGTTGTTGGGAGTATTAGGATCGTTCTGCTTCTTCTTAGGTAGTCTCTTCTTGATGCCTAAGCTTCTTGCACAGTAGCTGTCGCCTTTAGAGGTTCCGGGCTTAACTCTAGCACCGCCACCTTTAGCTTTACCCGCCTGTCCGTAGCTTACCTTCTTACCGGATGCTGTTACCTTTACCTTTGCTTTACCTTTCCTAGGTTTTGCCATTTAAATATTCCTCTTCTTTTTTATCTAACCAAATCATAATTAATAATAATAAAGATACTGTTAAAACCTTCACGTTTTTCTATACTTTCTAGTCTTAGCTGCAGTCTTCTTAGGTTGCGGACTGTGCTGCTTACCTGCCTTTGTATCCTTACGCTTCTTAGCGGTTGTCTTAGCGTACTCAGAAGAGCTGAGAGCGTCTCTAGCCTTCTTAGGTAAGTACCTTTCTCCTGTTGCCTTAGGCCCTTGAGTAGATGGCTTACCTGACTTAGTACCCCACTTCTGCTTTGTCCACTTCTTTAAAGACTTCTGAGACTTTTTAAGCGCCATTACTTGTACCCTCCACCTTTAGCTTTATATTCTTTAGCAAGCATCTGCGCTTTACGTGCTGACCATTGACCTGCTTTACCACCTTTTGATCCTGCTTTAATCTTGTTAAAAAGATTCTTACGCATAGTAGGCTTAGTATAATTACCTGCCTTGTTAACAGTAGATTTCTTCTTTGCCATAGTTACCTCATTCTTTCTTATTCCAAAGTTCAAAAAGTACTTTTACTTTTTCTTTGATAGTCTCTATATCACCGTGCATCTTAGCTAAGACTATAACTAAAGTAATAAAACCCATAAACATGGGCCAAGTAGCATTTACAAACTCCATAGCTGTCATCATTTATCCCTATGCACTGAGTTCTTTTTCTCGTAAGTTCTCATAGCGCCTAGCCCAAGCATACCCATCAGGACAGGCATCATGGTTTCCAAGGGTACAAGAGGTATCACGATGTTGTACTCAAGAAGAGCCAGAACAAAGTTGCTAAAAGGGATGGTGATGAAGTTCCCAAACATACCTAAGCCACATGTCCAACCAATAAAAGGTCTCCATCCTGCTACAAATAATGAATTGTGTGCTGCTTCTACTTTGTTAACCTCAAGCTGACCCTTAGCAAGCTCTTGAGCATGATTCTGAGCCATTGTAGCGACTTCATGCGCTAACGCAGCCTTCTGATCCTTGTCCTCTATAAACTTATCTAGCAGCCCTGTGACAGGCCCTATAAGAGCGTTTAAAATAGTCATCTAATAACTCCATATCCAAGGTCGCGGTCTGCCACTTTCCCACTCAAGATCATCTAAGTGTATAAATCTAGTAGCGCCTTTTTGATTAACACCAATACCTGTCATTCCT